TAGGTTAAACTGTATAGGACTAAACATATTAAATGCTCTAGTCATAAAGTCGTACGGCTTGACTGGCTGACCATTAAGTATATCATACTTGATTGGTAAGTCCTCGCCGGGTAAGCCTTCTGCGTATAGGTTTCTGTTTCTAAGAGAGTCAATCAAACCTGAGTTTAGTTCTCTCATGTATGGTGTAAATAGTTTACCAAGTTCGTTACGTAGACCACCTAAAGGTATAGTGTTGTTCATCAAGTTAGCTGCTATTCTTGCAGGCTGTCCGGGTTTTGCACCAAACAAGTCTACAAACGATTGTAAACCAGCAAGATAAGATTTACTTGTTACACCCTGAGCTAGTAGTAGAGACACCTTAAGTAGGTTATCTTTTGTCCACTCTTCACCCATAAGTAAACTAGCATCACCTATATCAGCTATCATAGACATAACTTGGTTGAAAGGTTCAAACGAATCGTAGCCTACTTGTACCTCGCCTATTTTTATAGTTCTAGGTTTGTAGCCTGCATCCATCCAAACATTACGCTTTTGTCTATCTATTGGGCCGTTACCTGTCAGCTCTCCTGACATCCATTTCTGTGCAGCCATAAATACTAGAGCAGAGCCCATCGCCAATCGGCCACGTTGTAGTGCCTTAGCGTTAGCAAGCTCTCTAGCATTAGTAATACCAAACTTTGGCCCAAGCTCTGCAAAGGTTTCTGCTGTTGGTTTTGCAAATGCTATATCGTTAAACTCTTTGACTAAGAAGTTAAAACCGGGTGTAAATTTAGCTGTAAGTTTTAGACCGTTTACACCTGTACGTGCAAATAAAAAGAAAGGTCTAGCCCAAGGATTCTGTTGAAACACTGCGTTTAGGTTTCTAGAAAAACCACTAAGGTCTTGAGTTAGTGTTACTTCTTTACGTGCAAACTTTGTAGCTTCGTCAACTATATTACCATTTGCGTCAAATATGTCACGATAAAAAATGTCCTCAAAGTCTCTTACAAGAGGAGCATCAATCTCAGTATATGAAGTTAACTTACCAGCATCTTTTATATCAAATGCAGATAGTAATGCTTTCTCACGCATCTTAGCCCTACCTAGTATATATGCAAACGCATCGTCAGTCGCAGCCATGATCTTTGTAGAGTATCCTAAGAAACTCTTATCATTCAATGTACGTGCCATATTAGCCATACGAAATGCAGCCTTGTCGCCGGGTGTAGCACGGCCACTATTCTCTGCCCATCTACGTAATACTTCCCAGTTTTGATCTCCAGCTGTATACTCAGAGAATCTAGTTTTAACAGTTGATATCTCGCCTGACCAGTAAGAGTTTAGTCTTGTCTTAAATAACTCAAACGACTCTGGTATAGCTTCCATCATAGCGTTCATAGATGCTAGCCCTGCACGTAAACCACGCACATCTTTGGTAAATGGTAGTGATAATGCAGCACCTAGAGTGGTAGCCATAGGGCGTAAGAATGTATGTGTAGCTGTACCAATGATAGCTCTAGCTGGTGTCTTAGGGCCAGATAATATACTGTGTGTCATTACACCTTGTAGTTCTCTGACAAGAGCACCTGTCTGTTGCTTACCTTCGATCTCACCACCTCGTATCATTTTACGAGCCCACTGGTCAAAGTCATCTAAATTGTTTACAGTCTTCATGGATGAGAAAGCTTCAAACAATGCCATAAGCATTTCGCCATTTGGGTCTGTTTCGACTGATATATCTAGTATAGCCTGTATTGACTCACGTGTGTCAGCCATTTCTTGTGACAATGTTTTTTCTAGATATCTACGTTTGCCTGCACCTAGCTCTCTAAAGTTCTGTGACTTGATTATTCTAGCACGTTTAGCTTCTGTTAGTGCCACAAACATGGTGTCACGTATAGCTTCTAACGGGCCGTCAGTATCAGCTAGGTTTACAAAGTCTTTTAGTTCTCTACCAGCAATACCTAAGTCACGTACTTGTTGTAAAAGTGTACCAACAACCATGTCAGTAACAACAACATACTTACTTGTTATTGTGTCAACTTTATCTATGACATTACCATCTATATCTGTAATAGAGTATGTGTCAGTAGCTCTTAATATCTCTTCTAGATATTCTTCTGGAGACATATCAGCAGCATTTCTACCAGCTGTGATACGTTGATGTGCAGCTATAGAATCACCAAATGCTTCTACAAGTGTCTGCCTGTTTGTTTTAGCTTCTTCTATAAGCTCATTATATCTGTTATTACTGTATAATTTACGTAATACTTCATCAACAACCTCTTCACTAAGACCTGAGTTTTTAGCAGCACGCTCTCTTTGTACTGGTGTTATAACATTACCAGCTGCTCCTTCTTCAGAACCCCAGTCGTTTTTTATTTTCTTCTGGTTTTCCCATACAATAAATGGATCATCCTGTGATAAAGTTGCACCCTGATGTGTACCAGCCATAGGTTTGTTTTTAGCAGCTCTAAAGCCAGACTCACCTTCACGTAGTTCTTGTAAGCCTTTTGCTAGTGTCTCTTCATCAACACTTCTAGCTCTATTTTCTATCATGTCTTGCACTGACTTCTTACCTTTACCAAGAGCCATAGCAGCTCCATCAAAGATAAGACCTATACCCATACCTTCTACGATGTTCTTCATCTTCATCATAATAGGATGGTCAGTCTCTTTTGTGCTAAGAGGTGTGTCAATCCAACCATAGTGATCTCGCATCATACCTAATGCGTTTTCTGCATCAGATTCTTTAGATACTAGGTCAGATACAGCACCGATACCAGCAGCACGTACAAGACTAGGAGCACCTAGTAAAGCTTTTGCACCAGCTGCAATACCTAGAGGAGCACCAGCTGCGACTGCGCCTTTTGCTGCTAGCACTGTTGCACCAGCCATAGTACCAAAGTGTACTGTGCCTCTTAACATCTTACCCCACCATGTCTTTGTGACAATAGGATTAGAGTAAGACTTAAATGGATCCCACTCTGGTTCGTAGTATCCTTTTTCTTGACGCTCTTCTTGCATTTCGCCAGATAGAGCATCTGCTGTTCTTTCAGCAAATGTAGCTACAGACGTAGCTGTATCTTGAACACCACCAGTTAAGGCAGACTGTAACTCTTTTGCTACAGCCTTGAAACCCCAGCTACCTTCTCCACGAGGATCTGTTAACTCTTCAGCTTCGTTTTGGATAGCCTTCTCTTCTTCAATAGCCTGTTCCTGTATTTGTTCTTCCTGTTCAACATTACCTTTGAGAGCATCATTGGCTTGGTCAAACGAGTCTTTTTCTTTGTTTTCTTCTTCGTATATAGGCATTAGTCTATTTCAGTTAGATAATAAGTGTTCATTAATCCTCTGGATATTGAGTTTGGCATAGAGAATGAGTCGTACCCTAGACCATCAAAGTCAGTATCGTCGAAATCTATGTTGACTGGTTCGATAGATTCGTATGTAGCACCACCTGTAAAACTGGTCATACTGCCTAACTGGTTGTCACCATACAGTATTTCGTTTTGATGAGCTCTAAGTAGTAACTCTTGGTTTTTAGCATTAAATTCTGCATCAGGTGGTAGACCTGATCTTTCAAGAGCTTTAGTAAATGTTGATTTATTCCATTTATATTTACCAATCTGTATACCAGCTCCGGTAAGTATACCAGTCCTGTTACCTTTGCTTGTAAATAACTCACCAACCTCTGTCATAGATTTGGTCTGTATGTTAAAACTATCACTATAACTTCTACCAGTTCGATCTCTAAATGTGTTATGATCTGCATTTTTTGCGGACATCTGATCTTTAAATATATTCATGTTATCACCATCATATATTTCTTGACTCATAACTTGTATAAGATTTGATGGTGTAGGAAATCTATTTAATCTCTTCTGGTCACGCTCTGACATGCCATCGTCTGGAAACTTAACAAAATAAATATTATCAGGATCAACTGTTTTGATATCAATACCGAGTGCTTCTACTCTTTGCTTCATTAACTTCAATGGATGTATACCAGTCTTTCTAGATAAGTTTAGATAGAACTCAGGTATCTGTCCGTTTTGTTTTTTCAAAGCTCTGACACCTAGAGGTAAAGCTGACTCTTCACCGGGTAGGTACATTTCACTACCAAGTGTATTACTGTAGTCTTCATCATCCTTGTTTAGACGATCAATAAGCTTGTCTTGTAGTAAGTATCTTGTAGGGTCATTCTCAGACTGGCCGGGAGGTGGGTAAACATCATATGGGCCAACAGTTTTTTTCTTACCATCTATACCTATGACTTCTTCTTTTTGGTCTTTATCTGCATAGTTAGCTTTAATCTTATCGACAGCTATTTGATGGGCTTTGGTAGCATTATTTGTTTGTATAAAGGCTTGCCTATACTCTTCTTCATAAGCTATACCCATATTAGTTATGGTTTCAAGATCTTCAAGACTAGCTAAATCTGGGTCTTGTACAACAACAGCACCACCCTTAGTAGTTTTTGTATTTACTAAAGCATTAAACATCTTATTAGCTTTAGCTGTGTTAGCAGAGCTAGGCTTAAATCCGTTGATTAACTCTTCAGCATCTGTTTTAGTTCTCTTTCTGATATCACCGTCTTTTATGGCAGCAAGTCTAGCTTCTAAACTACCAGAGTCAATCTTACCATCAGCTGCATCAAGCAGTAGAAATCTAGCTTCTTCTTCATCATCGTAGTCACCGGGGACATAGTAGTCAGCAAGTTTCTTTAGTTTTTGATCTGTAACAGGTAGTCCTAGATCTTTGGCTATCTTATGTAAATCTTTTGTAACCATGTCTCTAGTTAAGACTACATCGTCTGGTAGATTCTTGTAACCTTCGATAGCTGAGTTAACAGCAGTTTCAGCTTTGTTAGTAATTTCTAGCTCTCTTTTTTCAATATCTTTCTTTTGAGATCTCATAATGAGTTCTCCAAGTTTGTTATCTAGAAGAGTAGCACCCGGAGTATTAACACCAGCTAGATTTGTTTTCTTCTTACCTTCTGTACCTCTTTGAGTAAAGTATGTATCTCTAATTAGCTGTAGCTCTGTAGTACCTATGTAACCTTGTTCAAATGCTTTGTCAAGTCTATCACCTAATCTAGCATATGCAAAGTTCATATCCTTCTTACCACCCGGAGCTGAGTGTGCTAGCCTTGTAAGTAGTCCAGAGTTAGGATCATCGGCAGTACCAAATAAATATTCTGATGCCATTTCTGGATTGTTGACCAACATGTCAGATAAGTTAAGTATCTCTTTTACTTCACCTAACTTTAGCTCTTCTTCTATCTTACGATTTAGACCTTTTGTACTGATACCGTTGATGTTTTTACGTAGATCATCAAGCATCTTATTCTTGTGTCTACCTTTTAGAGTGCTCATAGCACCTGATTGCATCAAGCCACTACGACCCCAAAAGTATAGTCCTTCTTCAGCTAACCCTGTATCGCCGTCTTGCATAAGCTGGTTGTAAGTTCTACCATTAGCACCCGGAACCATAGCGTTACTGAGAGGAGTATTGAGATTCATAGCTACAAAGTTGCTAGTCCAGTTTACAGACTTTTTAGCTGTAGCTGCTGAGTTTTCATCGTATGTAGGTATGTTGCTAACAGTAACAGCATCAAGAGTTTCAGCTGCCTGATTCTTGCTTTCTGGAGCTGCATTGTTTTTTTCTATTTCCTGTGCAGCTACAGAAGCACCTTCAACTTTTACTTGGTTTACTTGTTTATTTAGCTCTTTAGTGGCTTCAGCGTTTGCCTTTGCATCTTTATCTTCATTCTCTGGAGTCACAGTCTCTGGCTTTGCACCTTCTATGACATTACCATCAGAGTCGTAGACTTTACCATCTTCGCCTACATATCTACCTTTTTTCTGGTCTTCTCTCAAAGACTTAGTATCATTCCAAGCATCTAGCTTTTTCTTGAACTCGACACCTTGACCTATAAGCTTACCAAACTTTTGAAAGTTACGAGATCTAGTTTCTGCATCTGCAATAGCGTTAGCTTTAGCTCTTTCGTATGCAGCTGCATATATCTTGTCTGTTTCTGCTAGAGCTTGGTTTGCTACTTTAGAACCATCATAGCTGACTTCTGCAAAGTTGCTGTCAGAATGGTTGAAACTAAACTGTTCAAACTCCATCAAGCAACCTCCCTAAACTCAACGTCCAGCTGGCTGTAGTCAACACCATAGTAACCACTAGGTAGTTTTTTAACAGCTTCCGGTTTTCTTTCCATAACATCTTG